TTGCAAGCCATTTTTAGATTTAACTGATAACGCTTTTTCACCAATATGATACTTCGCTTCCTCTTGCATTGCAATAGGTAAACAAAGACTAACTGGAGCGTCATGTTTTAATTTAGTAGCAGTAACAACAATGTTATAACCCATATCATCATTTCTAAGATTCTCTGGCGAATCCCAATTCCCAAAATTACCCTCAGTAGTGAATACCTCGATATTAGTTAATGTACTAAGTTGAGAAAGTAATTCTTTAATCGATTGTGCTGTAAATCCTGCTCTATGGATATCGTTATAAGCAGTCCTTAAATCACCTTTCTGAGCTGAATAGTAAAACCACATAGCTCTATCCATTTCGTCCTTTGTACCGCCTTCCATGATACGTTTAGCAGCCCATTTCATATTAGGGAGAACTATTTTTAATTTACCTTCAATCTTTAGAATTCTAATCCATTCTTTAAGAGTAGATACTGTCTCGTGGAATGAAATATGTTCCAAAACGTGAGAGGCGTAAACAGTATCAGCAAAACAATCTTCAAAAGGTAAGAATCTTACATCAGCAACAACATCTGGTTTGACAGTTGGATCGATATCAACTCGGATTGGATTTCCCTCTGGAATATAGAACTGTGCATCTCCACAACCCAAATCAACGACAACTTCATCTCCACGTTTTACCTTTCCATCATATCTTGGATGAGCTTGAGGGGCATCTGGAGTAAGTCCCCATGCACGACCAGTTCTTTTATCTTGGTGCATACATTGTATTGAACAGTCAGCCCAAACTTTATAGCCATTCTCTTTAATTTTTTTGAACAAATATAAATCTTCAGTTGTTGCAGCATCATGAGACTTATTGTTAAGTAAATTAGGGTCAAATTCTCCTTTCACGTTCTTTTCAATAGTTTCACCAATATTTGCCAACTCACTTTCTAATTGCTCAACTTTCTTTTTATCTGCATTTGGTCCCTTAACAAGTTCTTCGCCCAATGCATCAGCTAAATTCCATTTTGTTAAATCGTATGTATTTCGTGGGTCTTCAAAGAAGTAATTACAAGAGAACCAAGGTTTTGGCATTTTCTTAAAAACTTCAATATCCATGAATAAACACCCAGCTCCTGCAGCATCAACTTCAACTAAATCTTGAGTATTCCAATCCCAAAAACTTCCCTCCAAGTTTCCTTTAAAAAGAAGTGGAAATGATGGTTCTGATTTTGACCAGTAAACACCAGTAATAACTTTGTATTGGTCTCCAGACTTCCAAAGTTTAATCATTTTCATTAAAGCATCCTGGGGAAGAATTGTGTCATCATCAACAAAAAGAATCCACTGACAATTATTAGCAATTGCCATTTCTACAAGTCTTTCTTTAGCGACATCAACTCGTCTATTTTTTATTTGTAGACGCAAAACAGTAACGGCTAAACCGCCTCCTAAACCAGAAGTGGCGTTCGCCCAATCATGAGTAACATTTGAAATTGTTCCATCACCTTTATCTAGGATAGGGACTGCAATAGCACCGAAATAAGATCTGAAAGTTCCATCAAGCATATTTTAATTAATTAATAAATATTATTTTGTAGCTTTACAGTATATATGATTCACACTTCCATTTGGGAAGAAAGCAGTTCCTATATTTCTAAAGCCAGCATAACCAAATAACTTAAAAAGTCTTTTAGGGGTAAAACCACATTTATGATATTGTCCTTCTCCATCTTGATTCCCATATATAGGTCCATAAGACCATTCATCTTCTGGGTCTTTAATAAAGTTTTCGCAGACACTAACCATATCTGGAGTGAGCACAATTACTTCTCCCCCATTTTTTAAAACTCTGTGCCATTCTTTGAACATGGGAACGATATCGTTATATCCAATGTGTTCAATAACATCATAGGCAATAATTTGGGATACCGAACCATTATTTAGTGGTAGTTTTCTAATATCCCAAGAAGCATCAGCAGAAGTATCAAATAAGTCAATATTTATAAAACCATCTTTATAGTCAATTCCACTTCCAAGGTTAAGTCTCAAACCTGGTAATGGTGGAGTAGGATTCTGGATATTTATTGATACTTCAGTTATTTCTTGTTTTAAAGCCATCTTTGGAATTTTTTCTTCTTTTGCCATCCTGTAGATTATACCTTATTGTAACGACTTTGTCTACAATTTATCTTGAATCATCTGTTTAATAAAATTAATCCACCACTCTTTTATTTGAATTCCAACTTTGTCTTCGTATCTCGTTTTAATACCATGACATCTATCACAAATTTTCCATAAATTTGTACGGTTATTAGCTTCAAGATGGTTGTTAAAAGTATCAAATGCTCGTATATGGTCAATATCACTTTCTGAAATCGAGCAACAAACATTACAACATGGTTCTTCGACCATCACTACTTTCTTTATAGTAACCCATTCAGGACCATAATAAGGTGAATATTTATATTTACTTCTAGATTTAAAAACAACTCCTTCACTTAGATGCGGAAGTGCACATTTTGGACTACAGTATATTTTTTCTGGGAGTTTTCTTTCACCACTCAGTTGACGGACTTGAAAAAGCTTACTACATTCGGGACAATTAAAATCGAGAAGGGGGTTTGTTTTACCATAATTCCAAGGTTTGGCACCAGTTTTAATAAATGTTGGATTACATTTATCAGAACAGTAAAAATTACCAGTCTTATTTTTAATCCAGTATGAATATTTCTTTTTAAATACATCACCGCAAGTAACACAAGTCACTGCCACTGATGGATGATAATTTTCTGATTTATGAAAATAAAATTTATTTTTCAATTTTAAGCTTCTTTTCAAATTAGACTTTTTGGTATGGTTTTTTAAATCCCATGGAATTTTTTCTCCTTTTTTAACTGGCATTTTGTTTTCAGTTTTTGGTCTAGCTTTTATACCATATTCTTTCATCATATCCACAATTTTAGTTTGGTTAGTACCAGTAAATTTAGCAATAGACCTCGTACTCATTTTATTTACAAGATACATTTCCGATAAAATTTCTTTTGTTATTTTCATAAAAATACTCCTAGCTTTTTATAACTAGGAGTATTATATCACTCAATACATACTTATGTCAAGTGTTAAATAATATTTTGTATATTATTATAAAGACTCATCATTAACTCTCGTCATACACCCAAGTATAGCCACCAAAAGGCGTGTCTCCTGCTGGAGCACTAGAATTTGTAGTTAACTGAACTCTCAAGAATGATGGTCCGTAACCAGATGCATTTCCAAGAGTAAGAGTACCAAGGGCGATAGCAACGTTTGTTGCTGAACCAGTTGGAACTGCAACGTTAGAACCACCACCGTCTGTAGCGACAGTGCTAGAACTTGTTGATTGAGTATAACCAGCGGCGCTAGAACCTACAGCATTATAAGTAGTAGAAGTCCATGCAGTGGATTGATAAAAGCGAATATTACTAAAAGTATTAGTCGCAGTTGTTGAGAAGTATGGTCTCAAATGAATTCCAAAAGAATTTTGTCCAGCTGGGATATTTGAACCTGCTGTATTATAATCACCAGTACCAGCTGATGTAGCCTGTTTGAAATACCAAAGAGAACCTGTAGCTCCCAAAAGAGTAACTGATCCTGCTCCTGTACCATATTGTTGTGCGACACTAAATGTTGCTGCCATAATTTTTACCTCCTAAAGGTTAATTTTTAATAAATTATATTTCTGAATCATCTATATAGTTTCCTAAAGAGGCTTTTCTTTTATCATCATTAGACCAACGTTTTCTGTTCTGTCTTAGAAATGTTTCTTCCTCTTCATAAGCAACACCTCTTTCTGCAGAAAGTTGATCTATTATTTTTTCAGGAGAAGAATCTTCAAAGATTTCTCCCTCTGGACCAAGACATCTAACGGCATTACCGTCATTTACTTGTTTTTGAGCGGATGAATTATCGTCTGTCCAAACGACATTTCCATTTTTGTTTGTTTCGCAATCTTTTATAAATTTTAGCCACATATTTGTTTTTAACCAAAAAAAACCACCGAAAAGACGGTGGTTCGTTAAGTGCGGATACTTTTTTAGAAGCCTGAATACTTCTTTGAAACCCTATAGTATTGTAAACATAAGTCTAAACAAATGTCAAGACTTAATAAAACCTAATGACGTATATCCAGAAACAGTTGTAACATAAACACAATTATTTACAAAAAATTCGGCTGTCTCTGTAGGAGCAAGTTGAAATCCACCTTGTCCATTAGTAGAGATATAACAATTTATCATACCTTGATTTTTAATCTTGATATATCCATGACTATTACCATCACAAAGTTTTATTGTTCCTCTAACTGGTATTTCTGAGATACTCAGTTGATTGACGGATTCTCTAACATAATCAACGATATTTTCTTTAAAATCAGCTAAAAACTCAAAATATAATTGTTTCTTAATTCTTCTTTCAGAAATATCTGGAACATCTGGTTCCTCTTCATTTATTGGCCATCCCATATATTATTTATGCTAGTAGGAATAATTGGTAACATGAAACAACGACATCTCTGATGAGCTGGTGTTGTTAATACTCCACTAGGAAATAGGGCACCGACTGGAATTTCTCCAGCATTTCCGTTACCCATACAAATACTACAAGTTAATTCATCATTAGCAGTTATCCATTTCATTAAAGAAATGCCACTTCTTCGATATACTTCTGCTTCCATTTCACCCATTGTCAAAGCAGTTTCGTGTTCAGATATCAAATCTGCTCTTTCTTTCGATATTTTAACTACATAACTTTTTATTAATCTAGCAATTTCTTCAGATGAAAGATTTTGTTTTAATGATTCTCTAATTGTTTTTACTACCCAAAGTTGAGTTGTTTTTTCAATCATTGTCATTGATTGTTTTGACCTTTGACTAAGTGATTTTATGTATCCTCCATTAGTAAGGGAGAATTTTTTGTCAATTCCAAGTTTATCAAAAGCTGATTGACCACCATGATTGGCAGCAAAAATAAGATATGAACTTATTTCTGACTCATCAATAATTGATGCCAAAAATAACCAGTTATGCATTATTCCATCTAGAAGTTCAGGATTATCTATCATTCCTTTTTCTAGACCTATAATTCTATTAATTACTTCTTTCTTAGTAAATACTTGTAACTGTTGTTTTATTGCCGACTTCATCAATGACTTAAAAGCCATTCTTTCTGGACTTTCAAGTACTCTCAAAAGAAAGATATTCACTTTAGTTTTATAGAAAAATTTTTCTATAGAACTTTTAATTTTCCAAATCTTTTCGTTCATTTTTTACTAAATCTTGAATTTCATCATAAAGGTCCATAACTGATGTCACTATTTGATTTTCTCTTGCAATAAATGGATCAAATAATTCGACTATCTCTTCTCTTGTTTTTATTGCACTTAGTCCACCCTGAAGTATTTTTTTAGTTCTTGGTTCGATAACCATAGTCTTGAATTCACGAAAACCACGACCTTGTTTAAAGTCATTTACTGCCGCTCTTTTCCATCTTTTAAGTTCGTCAACAATTTCAATTCGAGAAATCTTTTCTAATTTAGAAGTAACAGTTGTAGATTTTGGAGGTTCGGCAGAACTTGGGGCTTTAACTGATGGTGTCGTTGGAGATTTTGGAACAACAGCACCATTCTTTGGAGGTTCAGGATTAGTAGTTGAATATGACTGGGGTAATATTGCATTTCCTTCAGCTGATTGTTTAATTAAATCATCAACAAATATAGGTCCGACTGGGGTCATAATATAATGTTTTAATCCTATTGGTTCCATACCTTGTCCAATTCTCCATTCATCAACAGAAACACCACCTGTACCAACTAATTTTGCGAATACATTGGCTTCTTCTATTTTATCAGTAGGATTTATGTTTGTCCAGACAAACTCTAGACCAGTATATCCCATATCTTCCTGGATTATCTGATCGAATACCTCTTTAAGTAATGAAGCTAATGGATACATACCTTTTGCTTCACCAACGTCAATTTCAGATTCAGTTGCTCCCTTACCTCTATCAAACTGGAAACCAATTGCCTGTGGAGCAACTTCCATTACAGAACAAGTTTGTTGAAGTAACCATTTCTCGAATCTTTCAAATTGAAAATCTTCTGGCTTTCGAATAGGATTCCATTTCATTCCTTCTGGAAGAAATTTAATCTTTCTCTGATAACGTGGGTCACCAGATAACATTGCATCCCATGCTTTCTGCCAAAGTGCCAATTGGTCTTGATTAGACGCAATATCTTTTGGTAATTCAATAAAACCTTCAGGAACGTTTCCTTCTGTTAAATAAGAGAGATTAAACGAACTAACCTTTAAAGCTGTAGTTACTACAATGATAAGAGTCTCAACTAAACTTAATCCATAAGGGGTATTAGTTCTAGGATTCATAACTCTATAAATCAAGTCATCTGTTGTCATTTCCGAAACAATTTTACCATCAACTTTTTGACGATATGCTAATTCAGGAGGAGTAGGAGTTGTTCCATCAGTATGTACCATTAATTCGATAGTTGCAGCATCAATAGGAAGATAACCATATATTCCTCCAACTCTTTTTTGTCGTCTATAAATAGCGGTAGCATCAAGAACAATTAAATCCTCAACAATTTTATCTATAAAGTTTTTAAAAGTAACAGTTTTATCTCCAACTGGATATTTCAAAATATCTTTTACTTTTTTAACATCTTCTTTATCGGACTTCTTTTGTGGTTCATCGACACTAACTTCAATAGGTGTGACGTCCCAACTTAATCCAGTAATTTGTCTTTTTCGATAGTTTACACAAGCTCTAAGAATTGGATAATAAATCGAAAACTGTCTTAATGTTTCAAAATTAACTCCTTTTGGAAATAATTTGTTACTTACTTTTCCAACTCCACTAAGGTTAGCAATATCTTGGTTAAAAGACATTTTGTTAAGTTCTGTATTTACTACTTCTTCTTTAATCTTTCTTAACTTTGTATCAACTTCATCGTTGATGATAGGGCTAAAAGCCGTTTTTAATATTTTTGTCCAAATTGTGTTCATGTTTTTAAACCTACTGCATTAGCTCTCAACCAGTGCATAAATCCTGGAGTGACGCCATCTTCTGGGTCACTATAGTAATTCAGTAAAGCCTCTCCTGTGACTCCCCTCGACTGAGCCACTCTTGCATAATTGAGGGAATGGAAGTAATGATCTGCTCCCTTTTCTATCCATCTCGATATATTTTGTCCTCTATTATTTTTTTCTGTGATTCTAGTTGATGCTCTCAACTGGTCATAAAAATCACTCACAGTATTAATATTCCTGGGTAATTCCAATTTTTTATTTTGGATATCTGCTATAAGATAGTCTAAAGAAATGGTTCTGTCAAGTCTTACTTCAAACTTGATATCATCCCATATTGTATATTCTTGTACAGAAAAATCAGAAGTAGAGTAAATAGCCGCATAAACCTTACCTGGAAACATAGTAATTAGTTCTTGGACCTTAGATGTTTCTGGTTTTTTATCAATAACACATACTTTTACATTATATACTCTCATCACTTGTTCAATTGAATCTTGAGGTCCAAAAAAGTTACCAACATTTCCAGCCCATATTAATTGAAACTGATTATTTTCTTTTCTCTTTAAAACAGTTACATGTGATAATTCTGGACCAACGTCAACTCCCGCAAATACATCATTGACATCTTTAAATGGAAATAGATAATCTTTTTGGCAAGCATCAAGTTCTTGAACTGTAATACGCTGGCCTTCTACTTCATATGGTAATCCTAAATCCTGATTGAAAAATTGTTGTAAAGCAGAAAATCCAGTTACTTGGGCTTTCCTATATTTTTTTACCAAATCTGGAATTGTAGCCATAGGGTTATAAAGTCCAGATATTTTATAACCATGAATTAAACTACTAGGATTTTGAATAAACCATCTTCCAGTTGATGATAATCTATCAATTGGTTTCTTACACTCAACACATCGACATATCTTATCTTTCATGTCAACACTCTTAAAAAAATCTATTTCTTGCCAGAGTTTACATTTTTTACATTGTACTTGCCAAACACGTTGGTCTGATTCGAGATAGGCTTTATGGATTCCCCAGTTAGGTAATGTTGGGGTAGAAGCTTCTCTTCTCCATTTTAAAACTGAAGCCAATAAACGTTTGTCAATGAAAGGAACATTATCTTCCACAAAACGGTCTCTTTCATCCAACATAACCATATCGGCATCGACTGAGATAATCTGTTTTTGATTTTGTGAACCTCTAAAATAAATATGACCTCGTCCAATTTTCTTAAGTCCTAATTTTCTAGTTTTAATATCATCGTCTTCAATTCGTGTGCGAAGATATTCAGACATTTCCAAAACTGGATTTAAACGAGCTTGAACGAAATCTTGAAGTTGAGATTGAGCAGGAGTAACAAACATTGAATTCAATCCACGTTGTTCAGCCAACCAAACCGCTTCAGAAATTAAACGTTCAGAGACACCAATTTGGGCAGATTTTGTATAAACGATGTTTGGATACTGGTCCTGGTAAATACCGACCAAATAAGGTCTGTCATCAAAACTCAATGGTTTACCACGTGAGTTTACCCAAACAGCTCGAACCCAAGATGAATAATCAGATAATTTCTCCTTCCTGAGCCTTTCTTGGGCTACTGTTAGAAGTCGCTGATACAAAACGTCCATCTCGCTCTCGCTTAAGGTCTGCAATAAGTTGGAGAATTCCTTCATAATTTAATCCCTCTACTAATTTATCTAAATTTGTTTTTGCTACATTAACATTTATCTGGGTTAGAGAACTTACTCCTCCAGAACCATTTCCATCTATTCCCAATGCTTTTCTTTCTTGGTCTAGTCCAGCAACCATCATTTTTCTAGCCTCATCTGGAGAAAGATTCTCAGTACTAGAATTTTTTATAACTTCCATTCCTTTAAGTTGCATAAACCTTGCCATCCTAGCATGTCTTTCTCTAACTTTTACTATTTCTCCAGACTCATCACGAACTAGTTTTGATTCAGCCATTTTAGCGGCTTTTATCGACAACTGTTTCTTTTCTTTTGCCCATCCCGATACTTGACTAACGTTATTAATTGAGATGCCCTTATCTCTTAAAAATTGTCGGACTTCCAACCAATCTCCAGTTAAAAACTCTTGTTTTAGTTTTGGCCAATTATGTTTATTGATAGGGGCACCTTTAATCATACTTTATTATACTATTTTTGAACCGTTTCTGCTACAGGAGGATTCTTTCTCCACTCTTCACGTTCTTTTTCTAACTGAATATATGCTTCCATAATCAAATCATCCCATTTAAGAGCGATATTGTCCCAGTTATAATCTTGAATCCAATCGTAAGCTCTGTCGGTGATCTCTTTTACTTTGTCTGGATTATCGTAAACCCAAATAAGTTTTTTAACGGCATCTGCAACATTTGTAAGAGGTCTTATTCTTTCAAGGTCATTTTGACCAGTTGCGTACCATTCGCTAGAGGTAGTTCCGCATCCAACAGGAACGCCTCTTAGTTTGGTATAAAGACTATTCATGTCAGAAATATCTTCATTTTTATCGTAGTTGAATAATTCTGGATGTGTTGTATTGTTTGGGGCGACTACAACTGTTTTAGTTGCAAACCCTTCAATATTATAAAATCCGAATCCTTCTCCT